ACAGGTCTGCCACAGAATTGATACGGACAAACTTGTCGTTTCCTCTACTTGGGGTGTATTCAGACACCGGAATGCCCATCGCCCGCAGTTCAAAGATCAGCGGAGCCCCTGCAGCTTTCGCTTCCACGATGAAAGCATCAGGCTCCCACTCTCTATAGTGAGCCAGAGCTTTTTCTTTCAGTTCAGGGAACTCCATGCGCTTCTGGAAGCAGTCCAACAAGATGATATTTACGTCATTTTCATCTTCGTTCATGTTGAACACACCCCACGTAGTACACGCAGAGTAGTCGTTTCGCTCACCTTTAGTAAAGGCAGTGTCCCAAGACTGGATGATGAACTCACATGAAGGAGGCTTTTCCTTCTCCCAGATCTTCCACCACTCTCTTTTGACAATAGCTCCTTCTTCGGCGGTGGGATTTTGTTGGTACTGAGCGTTCCACTTACCCGGTGGGAGTTCGTCTCTTAGAGCAGACAGTTCCTCATACGACCAAAACTCAGGCCATAGGGGTTTACCCGAAGGCATGATCGCCGGGAGTTCAATGACTTCCCACTCGTCTTCTTTTCCTAGCTCTCCTGCCGCCTTGAGCACGCGGCCAATCAAGTCTCTCTTGGACCATCTAGTGGCGATGATAACTATGGCCCCGTTAGGCTGGAGACGCTGACGGGGACCGGATGAGTACCACTCGTAAGACTTGTCGTAAATCTCAGGTTGAAACGCGGCAATTGCAGCCTCTTGCTCCGAGTGAGGATCATCAATAATCATCAAATCAGCGCCGCGGCCAGTTAAAGTACCGCCAACACCACAGTTGTGCGTCAACACTCCATCAGCAAAAAAAGTGTGATCGCCACTTGTTAGAAAGTTAACAAAGTGCTTTTGTTTTGTGTCTACTACTTTTACTTGATTGGCAAACCGTACTCCCAGCAAAAACCCGCATAACTTTTGCGCACACCTTCCAAGGCCCTCCATATACCTTTGAGAGCTATTTCTGTGTTGTCCGGGTTGATGTTTTGAGCGGCACACTTTAAGGATGCGTGCTCCAAAACAACTGATCCATCCAAGTTTTTCTGGATCACTGTACATCCATAGTTCTTCTTTCTTTTTTTGACTGTGCTTAGTGGGTCCATCCCATTTTTGATGCGGTACCTGATCGCTTCTGGCGTAATCTTCAAATCCCGCGCATGTTGAGCCAAAGTTTTGCCACCTATCAAAACATTGGAAGATGTGTTGTTTGCTTGTTGAACTGGCGTCTCCCATCGACAATTTTCCGGGTTGTACGGCCCATTGTTGTCTATTCGCCCTACTGTGTGCAAAGGCGACGGCTGTGGCCCCATATCTTGCACAAAGTTGTTGAAGTCTTGCCAGCGCTGACACAGCGTAATGCCACGGCCTCCATAGCGCGGATACTTTTCGTTTTTTGGATTCTCGCAACGAGATTTGATGTTGTACCACCGATGGTACGCAGGCGTGTTCCAGATAACCATAAGCTCTCCTTGAAAGAGCCTTTAGTTTATCCCAAATACTCTCCACACGCAAGACATCTGAAGCCAGAATTTTTGCCGCTGGCACCCAGCCTCGGTTCATTGTCCAGATTGGATGATCTGCTGAACAATCTAAATTTTCTACACGGAAAGTTTCTTCATGAACTGAGTTGTAAATGCTCAATACTGTTACTGGTTTTCCCGTGTTGAGTAGAACGTCACCGACTTTTATCTGACATGCCGGAATCAATCCTTTTGATGTATGCACAAGAGAGTACCTGCGTAGACACGCAAAGTACTCCCCTTGTTTGTTTGTGCTCCACCGGCCAGCAGCTTTTGAGTCCTGCCTCAAAGACACATCAGGAAAAATTTGCGCGTACTGCTCACTCATCACAAGGTTACGCACCTTGCGGCCAAACCCCACTGCAAGTTCGCCAGTGTTTGACGCCTGCATCACTTTCTTGTTCGGGAATCGGCCAAGGAACCACGACGGGAACAGGAACGAACCGAACTCCGATTTTGTGTGCCTAGGTGGCAGCGAGATGCAAAGTCTCTTCAACTTCCCCTCAGCGATCTCCTCAAATTTTTTAGCCATCACCGCATGGTGTCTTCCGTGAATGAACCCCGGCCACATCTTCTTTACGTACGCCATGAAGCTCTTCTGGCACTTCTCCCTGTCCACAGCATCTTTGTAATCTTGAACTTGCTGTAACAGCTTCTCCTGATCCGCAGGAGACAGACTCGCCACTAGATCATCCAGCTTCATTCCATCCCCCGGAATGAGATATAGGTGGGCCGAACAGATCTCCCCATCCCCTCAACCCTCTTGAGAGCACCTAGCTTCACAAGCCGGTCCACAATTTTTTTGGTTGAGCCAAGCCCAGGTTTTCCACGTAGCTCACAAATGTTCCTCAAGCTCGGCCCGTACCCAAACCGGCACCACCACACATCTATAGCCAAAAAAACTTCCTTCTGAGCCTCAGTCATCCCCATCTCCAACACCTCCTCCTTGGACCCGTACACCTTCCTCAGAGGACTCTGCAACACTTTCTTCGTGCGCCACTTCTTGACGTTTTCCATTACAAATCAACAACTTAGCGCACACTCTTAAAGCGTTACTTTACTTCCGTTAAATTTAACGGCACGTTAAGCATCAAGCCCACACCTTAACACCACAACAAGCAAAAAACCCTTACAAATCATAGACTTAGCCACGTTTGTTAAACCAGTTTATGTCATCCGTTAAATTTAACGGCACCAAAATTTAGCCCCAAATTTTTTGCTACCCCCCACCACTTTTTGTAGAAAGACTGACCGGGGGGTGTTGCCAGATCGAGGGGGTGGGGTCTGGATAGCGTTAAATTTAATGGCAGGGGAGCGTTAAATTTAACGGCATTCATCTAAGCACAGGGGCGTTTGAGTGGAATGAGGGACGGTTCGTGTGGAATAGTATGTTTAAGGACGCGGGACTCCGCTGCTGCCATCGGGGGGGTGCCCGGTGGGTGGGTCTGCGTCCTGCGCCGTCTCGTTTCCCTCGGCTGCAGCGTTAAAATTAACGGCAAGCTCGCGCATTAGGCTGTCAGCGTCTGCTTCTATCACTGTGGCGTCTGTAGCTTGTGCTGTGAGAATGCCCCTTAGTTCCTGCATCACGCGAGCGCGAGCATCCTCGCTGCTAGAGATAGTCCGCACGACCTTTTGCTCGGTAAAGGCGGCCACCTCAGTTACCGTGCCCAGGGTCTTGAGCGCTTGGACCTTCACGGAGTCTTTGGTGTCTTCACTTAGTGCGACTTGCACTAAGCCCTGGATCACCAGGGAGCGAAGCGCGGCGGGGGTGCGGTGTTTCTCGGCTTCAATTGCCAGAGTGTAGGCTTCGATCTCTTTGATGATCCTTGGATCACGACTCAGCATGTAGGGTTCCCGGCTCAGGGTGTTGGGGCTTGTTGCATTGGGGTATGCCTCCTTATAGGCTGTGACCTTACGTTTCCCTTGTGCGACCTTCCGGGCGAATTCACGTTGAGACGGGGTTAGAGCATCGGAGACTGTCTTCCCGAGAATGGCAGACATGGGTAGCGTGTTGAGCCCTTCCTCTATTGCTTTCCTGCTTAGCTTCATAGGTGTTTGTCCTACTGGGTGTTTATACAGTATAGGGGAACAAGGAGGGAAGTCAACGGACTGCTGTTCGCTTCGCTCACTGCGGGCGCGATCCGGCCCCTTCCCAGGGCTCGCACTGTACGTTTATACATGAGGGTTTGTCCCTAGTGACAAGGGCCACGCAAGGGCCTACAGTCTCCCTATGCGCTCCATGTCGGGGCGCTCTACAGGAGAACCGCACCATGTATACATCTAGCATCGTCCGCCGTGAACCCGTGAAGACACTGAAGGACTTGAAGCGCGAAGCCGCACATGCAGCAGGGGAAGAGTGCCCCGAGTGCGATAGTCGCGTGACTGAGTGCAACGGGAGTTCGGAGTACCGTTGCGCAGCATGCGACCATCGCTGGGGTTTTGAGTACGGCGACCGCTACGGGTTCTGAACTACACACTACAGGAGAACCAGAACATGTATACCGCTCACCTGTCCCTAAAATCCGGCAACGTGAAAACAGGACCGATACCCGTTAGCACCACAACCCGCGCAACCTGCCCCATTGACTGCGCTATGCGCGACGGATGCTATGCGGCATCCGGTTCTTCCTCTCT